TTAAGGACATTGCAAAGTTCAATAACTTTCAGATGGTTCGTAAGATTTGTTTGAACAGTTGTTATGGTGCGATTGGTAATGCCTACTTTAGGTATTTCAAACTTGCAAATGCAGAGGCAATTACTCTTTCTGGTCAGACCTCAATTCGTTGGATTGAGAAGAAGATGAATGGTTTTCTTAATAACATTCTGAAAACAGAAGACATTGATTATGTGATTGCCTCTGACACCGATTCCATCTACCTTAACTTTGGTCCAGTGGTTGACACCTTTCTCTCCAAGAAAAAGGGAAACAAAGAGGAAGTTGTTGACTTGGTAAACAAGATCTGTGAAGATCAACTCGAACCCTTTATTGATAAGTGTTATCAACAACTTGCTGAATATGTGAATGCATATGATCAGAAGATGCAGATGAAGCGAGAGAACATTGCTGATCGTGGAATCTGGACTGCTAAGAAGAGATACATTCTCAATGTGTGGGATAGTGAGGGTGTTCGTTATGAAGAACCCAAGTTGAAGATCATGGGTATTGAGGCAGTCAAATCCTCTACACCTGCTCCCTGTAGGTCAATGATTAAAGATGCTCTCAAGCTGATGATGGAGGGCACAGAAGAGGATGTGATTGACTTTATCGAGAATGCCAGAAGAAAGTTTTATAAGATGACACCTGAGGAAGTTGCTTTCCCTCGTAGTGTCTCGGATGTGAATAAACACAAGAATCACTCTACCATCTATGGGAAGGGATGCCCTATTCATGTGAGAGGATCACTTCTTCATAATCATTATGTCAAAGAGAAGAACCTGACGAATAAATATTCAATGATTAATAATGGAGACAAAATCAAGTTTGTCTACTTGAAGAAAGCAAATCCAACTAGAGAGAATGTGATTTCATTCTTGAATGATTTCCCAGTTGAGCTTGGGCTTGGTAAATACATTGATTATGAGTTACAATTTGGGAAAGCATTTCTTGAACCACTGAAAGTTATTCTTGATGCGATTAACTGGAATGTGGAGAAGACAGTAAACTTAGAATTATTTTTTGGATAATGGATTTCCTTAAGGATATTGTAAAAGAGATTGGTGGAGAGTACACCCAACTCGCATCAGATATTGATGAGACTGAAACTTATGTTGACACGGGTAGTTACATTTTTAACGCACTGGTTTCAGGTAGCATATTTGGTGGTGTATCTGGGAATAAGATTACTGCTATTGCTGGCGAGTCTTCTACTGGAAAGACTTTCTTCTCTCTCGCTGTTGTTAAAAACTTTTTGGATTCTAATCCTGACGGTTACTGTCTTTACTTTGATACAGAGGCTGCCGTTAACAAGTCCCTACTTGAATCTCGGGGTGTTGATTTAGATCGTGTCGTAGTCGTCAATGTTGTTACAATTGAAGAGTTTAGACAAAAGGCTCTAAAGGCTGTTGATGTTTATTTGAAGAAACCGGCAGATGAACGCAAACCTTGCATGTTTGTGTTGGATTCTTTGGGGATGCTTTCCACTGAGAAAGAGATTACAGATGCTCTTAATGACAAACAAGTTCGTGACATGACAAAATCACAACTTGTTAAGGGAGCTTTCAGAATGTTGACTCTGAAATTGGGTCAAGCTAAAATACCAATGATCGTTACCAATCATACCTATGATGTCATCGGAGCTTATGTACCAACTAAGGAAATGGGGGGAGGCAGCGGTCTCAAGTATGCGGCAAGCACAATCATCCATCTTGGAAAAAAGAAAGAAAAGGATGGAAAAGAAGTTATCGGGAATATTATCAAAGCTAAGACTGCTAAGTCGCGTTTGAGTAAGGAAAATAAAGATGTGGAAGTACGTCTTTATTACGACGAGCGTGGTCTTGATCGTTATTATGGTCTTCTTGAACTCGGTGAGATTGGTGGACTTTGGAAGAATGTCGCAGGACGATATGAAATTGATGGTAAGAAGATCTATGCCAAGCAAATTCTCAAAGAACCTGAGGAGTACTTTACTCCTGAAGTAATGGAGAAACTTGATCAGATCGCTAAAGAGGAATTTAGTTATGGTTCAAGTTTATGATTATGTGATTCCAGAAGAGGTTTGTAATAACCTAATTAAGGTTTTTGAGGGATCACCTGATAATCATCAGTATATTGATAAGAATCATAAACCTTGTTTCACACAATTAAATATTAATCACACTCATCCAGAACTGGTTAGAATGTTGATTGGTTATACACAAAAAGTTTATCTTTCTTATTCTGATGATCTAAAAAATAAGTTTCTTCCAAGATTACGTTTGTTGGAAGAATTCAGAATCAAACGTTATCTTCCTAATGGTGAAGAACGTTTTGATGAACATGTTGATGTTGCCAACTCTGATGATTGTATTAGAGCCCTGGCATTTCTTTTTTATCTAAACGATAATGATGGTGAAACTTATTTCACCAAACAAGACAAACATGTTCAACCAAAGACTGGAAGGGTTGTAGTCTTTCCTCCAACATGGGAATATCCACATGCTGGACTTCCACCCACTAACGATACCAAATATATCTTAAGTACCTACATTCATTATGGAAAAAATTGAGTTCCTAATTCTAAAGAACCTTCTTCATAATGAAGAATATCTGAGAAAGGTTATTCCTTTTTTGAAATCAGAATACTTTGAAAATTACAATCAAAAGGTTGTCTTTGAGGAAGTTCAGAACTTTGTAACTCAGTACAATGAAATGCCATCTCAAGAGATCTTATCGATTGAGGTTGAGAAAAGAAAAGACATCAATGAACAGACATTCAAAGAAATTTCAAATCTGATTCTTCATTTGGATGATCAACCAGCTGAGATGGGTTGGTTGGTTGACACAACAGAAAAGTGGTGTCGTGATCGTGCCATCTATCTTGCTCTGATTGAGTCTATTTCAATTGCAGATGGTGGCGATGGAAAGAAAACTCCAGATGCCATTCCTTCGATTCTCTCGGATGCTCTTGCAGTTTCTTTTGATAACCATGTAGGTCACGATTACCTTCAAGACTATGAATTAAGATATGAACTCTACAATCGAAAGGAAACCAGGATCGAATTTGATCTTGAGTATTTCAACAAGATTACGAAAGGTGGTCTTCCTAACAAGACTCTTAACATCGCTCTTGCTGGGACAGGTGTTGGTAAGTCTCTTTTCATGTGTCATATGGCTAGCTCCGTTCTCCTTAACGGACGTAATGTCCTTTACATTACAATGGAGATGGCAGAGGAGAAAATTGCTGAACGTATTGACGCAAACCTTCTCAATGTGAATATTCAAGAAGTTTCCGAACTTCCTAAACAGATGTTTGAAACCAAGGTAAATAATCTTGCAAAGAAAACTCAAGGAACTCTAATCATTAAAGAGTATCCCACCGCATCTGCTCATGCTGGACACTTTAAGTCACTTCTTAACGAACTTGCACTTAAGAAGTCATTCCGTCCTGATATTATTTTCGTTGATTACCTTAATATATGTGCTTCCAGCAGGTATCGCGGAAACAGCAATATCAATTCATATAGCTATATCAAAGCGATTGCTGAAGAGCTTCGAGGATTGGCTGTCGAATCAAACGTCCCTATCGTTTCTGCCACGCAGACCACTCGCTCTGGTTTTGGTAGCAGTGACGTTGAACTCACTGATACTAGTGAATCCTTTGGTCTCCCTGCTACTGCTGATCTTATGTTTGCCCTTATTTCTACTGACGAGCTTGAGGGCTTGGGACAGATTCTTGTAAAACAACTTAAGAACAGATATAACGATCCTACGATCTACAAGAGATTCGTTGTGGGAATCGATAGAGCAAAGATGAGACTTTATGATTGTGAACAATCTGCTCAGGATGAGATGATTGACAATCGGTCTGACGAGTCTTATAATAAGGAAGATAAACCTAAGAAATCATTTGAGGGATTTAAATTTTAATGGGTCTAAAACTTAGGGACAAATCTGAGATTCAAGTAAGAAACACAGATGGTGTTTACTTCGTTGTTCTCAATGAAGATGGTTCTGTTCGATGCCATTGTGGAGAAGAACAAGATGCACAAATGTTATCAAGCATGAATCCTGGATGTTATTATCGGATTGCTCATTATCCAGATCCACCTCAAGTTGTTAATGTTTCATCCCAAGAGATGGAATCGGATAAACAACTCAATCCTCAAAACATTTTACCTGAATCACAACAACAGCCTTTAAATTTATGACACATCATGTTGACCTTGAACGATATAAAGAGTTTGTCAACGCAGTCACCTCAAATGAAAGTAAAGACCATCTCAGCTTTCTTGAGCGTGTTGCCGTTCTCAATCAAGAAGGATTTCCTGTCGAGCGACTGCTTACTGCATCTGTAGGTTTGTGTGCCGAATCAGGTGAATTTACGGAAGTAGTTAAGAAAATTATCTTCCAAGGTAAACCAGTAAATGAAGATAATCTTTTTCACCTAAAGAGAGAACTCGGTGATATCATGTGGTATGTAATGCAAGCATGTATGGGTCTAGGTGTGACACTTGAAGAGGTGGTAGAAATGAACGTTGATAAACTCAAATCACGTTATCCTGGTGGAGAGTTTGATGTCCACCATTCTGAAAATCGTAAAGAAGGAGATGTGTAAATGGCACTTTCTAAATCAGTTGAAGACTCTTTGAATGAAGCGGAATCTGCACTAAGAAACGCTCTTTCATTTGCAGCAAGACAAGAAAGACCTTTGGTCTGTCAAATGATTTCTGAAATGATGACAGGAATCGATAAACTCAAAACACTTGATGGTGTTTTTGATAAACTAGAGAATAGAAAACAAGGAGACAGCGGTTTCTTTGGTATTAGTTTTGGAGATGACGAATGAGTAAAGAAGTTGTTGTGATGACCGCGTTGGATGTTCGTTCTGCAGCAGCAGTTCGACAAGTCCTGTTTGAGTCACAGAAAGATTACACTTATGATCCCACTTGTGTACCTGAACGAATCGTAGATATTCGTAAGGTGATCGGTGAATTGGATGAAGGCATTGAAAAAGCCTTGGAAGAACTTAAAGAGGAGGAGACTGATGCCGAAGGACAAGAAGGATAGACCAGTAACTCTTGAGGATTACAAACAAGTTTCTGACACCTTTTTCTCTAAGTATCACTTTGTTGCAAAAGAACTTGGTGAAGGTGCTAAGGCAGAAGACATCCTCAGTGTAATGGAATCACTCACTGGATTGGTTCTCAAGGAACGAATGAGGGAATCCCAATCACTTGGTTTTTATAAACAAGACTGATGCAACTAATCAACTACATTATTTTGTTCTTCAACATGGTTGTTGTTCCATGTGTTGCAGTTCCAGAAAACTGGAATTATTGTTATAAGAACATGGATGTTTGGTTGTATCCAGAAATTCAAAAAGGGTGGGATCTATACACTGAAAAGGAGATTCCCTATCAGAATGAGAGAGAACTCTTGGAGAATTATAAATAACTAATAAGATAAAAGGTATTGGTAGAATCATGTCCGATATGAGTCATCTGTATAGAGCTTATGCTGCTGTACATAATACAGAGGTCAATCAGGAACTGACTGAATCAAGAGATAAGATTTCTGAGATGAATCTTACTCAACTTACAGATTCTGATCTGGTATTGGTTGCTGAAGAAATTGTTTCGACCTTCTTCAAAGAAGGATGTGATGCTAAGTCAACACATGAATTAGTTGCTCAAACTCTGGAAGAGTCAACTGGACCTAATGATTCTCCTCTCCGTAAGGAAAAAGTAAGCAGAATTGCAGAAGCATTTGATTCTGTTTTTGATAAAGTATTCGAAAGAGCTGTTGATATTTGTGAAGAAGCTTTCCTTCAATATATTAACTCCAAGCCTCTGGTTGAGAAGTGGCAGGGTAGAGTTTCCCACGAACACGGAAACCAAAAGATCCATGAAGCTTGTGTGGCTCAGAACAAGGAAGTAGTATTTGAAGGTCTCCTTCATATGTTGGCTGATCTTCTAGAAGGTGGAGATCCTCTTGATAAGCAGTGGGCATCCAATAGAGCAAACCAAAAAGGTTTGAAGAGAGTTGAAACCGCTATCAAATCAGCTCAAAGCACAAAAACCAAAGCAGAGAAAGAAGACGAAGCAAGAGCTAAGCGTCTCGCCAAGAGAGCTGAAAAAGGTGGTTACAAAGGATCTGGTTCTAAGTCCATCAATGTTGGTGTAAGAGAAGAGAACATTGGTGTTCCTTCAACCATCAGAAAAGAGTGGGCTGAGGCTTATACTTCCATTTATGAGAAGAAACTGGCTGCACCAGATCATGACCCAGTGGGTCAGGAAGATAAGGACATCGACAACGATGGTGACCATGACAAGACTGACAAGTATCTTCTCAATCGTCGTAGAGTCATTGGTAAGGCTATCTCTAAGAAGTCTGAGAAGGATGTCAAGGAAGGCACCATGGACATCAAGGGATTTGAGATCCCTAAGAAGGAAAGAGAAGAAGCATCTAAGAGAATCAAGCAAAAGACTCTGAACATCAGAGGTAATGATTCCAAGGCACAGAAAGCACGTCTTGAGAAGAAGCGTGGCATGAAACTTGATGATCATCCTCAGTTCAAGAAAGAAGAACTTGAGAGAATCCAATCTATCGTTGATTCCTGGGACGCCGAGTGAGGTTTGACGGATGCCAGCTAACACAGACCTGGCTGATGTCAACGAAATCTACACAGCCTACGCACTGAACAA